CGCCTTTCCTGCAATGATGCGGAAATCCGCGCTTTGCTGGAAGAAGTGGCCGGAGCGTGTCTATACCGTGATAACAAGTTAGGCGGCGGTAAAGCCGTGATTTTAGTAGGTGATAAGAGCAACGGCAAATCAACCTATATCGAAATGCTTCATGCTATGCTTGGGGATAAAAATATATCAACCCTTGATTTCAAAGAACTTGACGATAGATTTTCAACCGCTATGCTATTCGGCAAGTTAGCGAACCTTGGCGATGATATTTCGGATTCTTTCAAAGAAGATGTTGCGATTTTCAAGAAGATCACAACAGGCGAAAGCATTAAAGCCGAAAACAAAGGAAAGGACGCTTTCCAATTTATCCCCTATGCAAAGTTGATTTTTTCAGCAAACAACATTCCCCGTATGAAAGACCCCACCGGGGCGGCTATGCGACGACTTCTCACAATCCCGTTAAACGCTAAATTTTCAGAAAATGATCCCGATTATGATCCGCAAATCAATGTAAAGCTGACCCAACAAGAAGCAATGGAATATTTTATCCTGCTTGCGATTGGTGGATTGAAGCGTGTACTAAAAAACAAGCACTTTACTGTTTCTCAAAAGGTACAGCAAGCTAAAACCGATTATGAGCAGGAAAACAACCCTATCTTAGCTTTTATTGAGGACTGCCGGAACGATAACGGAGATGTTGAGGGCATTTACAATGAAGCAACACGAGAAGTTTACATCCGCTATGATGAGTTTTGCATTAAAAACAACTTTCGCCCTGTGAATCGTCTGACATTTTCAAAACAGCTCAATCAAGCGTTGGGAACAACTGTTAAAAATATGCGCCTGAACGGGAAGCAGTGCAAAGTGTTCGTTGAACAGTAACGAACAGTAGCAGTAGCACAACAGTAACAATAAACGGTAGCACTAGAAAATTGTTTTATATTCGCTATATTTTTCAAGAGTGTTACCGTTACTACTGTTCAAAACAGTTTCTATACAAAGGCGGTGCGTCAACGCTAAACAGCAATAAATATAAAAGATAGATATAATATACGCGAACCGTATCAACGGTAACAGTAGCAAGAAAGGACTGATAATTTTGACAGGCAAAGAATATGCTAATCTTCTGTCCAACATCCAGAAGATCAATAAGATTGAATGGGTTACAAAAGGCGACCCATGGGAAGCAGATGTTTGCAAGATAAGAGTTTTTGCGGACAGCATCACCTTTGATATGATTTGGGGTTATCCCAAATATTCCGCTGAAACAAGTTGGTATGACGCCTTTCTTATCAGCTTTGTTCTTTGGAAACTGCGCAAGCAGTACGGAGAAACAGAAGATTTCAAGCCCATTTATAATACAGACGAACTTACCAAAGAAATCAACAACTGTATCAAACTCCTAGAAGATAACGGCGTGTCTGTAAATTTCAATGCTGAAGAATGAGGTTGCAAATAATGACTAATTCTAAAATTTCGCTTGCCACCGCGCGTGTGAACGCCGGGTATACCCAAAAGAAAGTAGCCGAACGGCTGAACATAGGCGAACGCACTATCAGACGTTGGGAAAGCGGTAAGACCGCTCCCACGGTTGATAAGTTCATTGAACTTTGTAGGCTGTACAACTGCCCTGCAACCGCTGTCAAATACTAAAGAGAGGTGCTTTACTATGAATAACACACCTAACGAAATTCTCTATGAGATGATAAGCAAGTTCAAACAGCTTGACCGCGTAGATCAAGGCCGGGCTGTTGCTAGAATCGACTATTTGCTTGAGAATGAAAAGTACCACATCAAAACTGTTCCTGTAAAGGTTGAGGGCACTTTGATTTTCGTTGGATTCTAATTCAGATTGAACTGTTTTGAACACTTTTTTGAAATATTAACGTCAAACGGTGGTGATTGATTGAGCGAGAACGAAGTTAATTTGAAGTTACTGGAAAGTATTACAGGCAGTGAGGTATTTAAGCAAATCCTAGAAGCCTTTCCCGGCGAACGGCTTTACATACCGGGCAGAGGTGAATTTACATCAAAACAGGAGCGGAACAACGCCATTCGCCGGGACTTCTATAACGGCGTTGACGTTGACGCTCTCGCCGAAAAATACAAGCTATCCGCTACTTCCGTATACCGCATTATTAACGACCGGGGCTAATCACCCCGGTTTTTATTTTTGCCCAAAATGACTAAATATTGTGTATTTTAAGTGCATCGAGTGCTATATATGGTATAATTTATATTGAGGTACGATAAATTCAGAAAGGTGGTGAAAGAGTGGCACGAATCAACAAAGAATTAGTTGCAATGAATCTTCTGACCTGTCCAACAAGCAAAGAAGCCGCTGAAAAGTCCGGCATTTCCGTTCCTACGCTGTACAGGCTGAAGAAAGACACAGCATTTCAAAACGTGTTGCAGGAAGTCAAAGATAATATCTTTGGCGAAACGATGCACAAGGCGCAGGGCTATTGTTTGGAATCGCTGGAAGTTCTGCGAACCGTTATGAACGACAATACCGCAACCGATTCTTCACGGGTTTCGGCGGCTAAAACCATCCTTGAATTGGGTGTTGCTCTGCATGAAGATGAACATATTGTACAGCGGCTTGCAAGCATGGAAAAGAGGTTGCAGGATGATTAAACAGAGAATAGCAAGAGGAACGCTTTTGAACCGCTTGCGGGAACTGGAAGAATCACAGAAAAACAAACAGGCTATTCCCGTTCTTTTCGCCGATGTTGAAGAAGATGGGCAGTTTTGGGTAGGCAAAAACATAAGCGACAAACACTATTTTGAAAATATGTTTGATGGTGAAGCCTATATGACCGCCTTGCCGGGTTTTACAGAGCAGACCAAAGTTCTTATTGACGATCTGCTTTGTTGGCCAGAGGGTTTATATTTGCCCTCTGATCCGATTCTGTACTTTATGGATTCTGAAAAACGCTCTGATTTTGTCCGTGTAAACACTGATTCAGAAAAACGGTTAGCTCTGTACATCGCCCTAATCAAGCACGTTTTGGAAACCGCTGAAACAAAATCAGCACTTCCCGGATTCGATACCCCCGCATTAAAAGACCTGATAGAAAACATGGATTCAATGAACATTGAACAACTCGTTGAACGCTACAAAGATTCAAAGTGGTTCAACGGAACTATAAAAATATGAGGTGAACAAAATGACTGAACAAGAACGTAATGCCGCATTTACGGCAAAGTTGCCCGAACTGGTAGCCGTTGTGAAAGAACTGCACAGCCTTGCAAAGCTGTCTTTTCCGAACGATAACCCCTATCTTAATTCCAGATTTGGCACATACGGCGATATTTACGCCGAAATCAAAGAAGTGTGCAGATATTTCCGCGTTGATTTTTGATAAAGGAGAAAACGAAAATGGAAAAATCTTATGAAACCTACGCAAAGAAAGCCCTGATGCTCAAGCATACCCACAAGCAGGAAGCCGGGAAAATCCGTGATACCATCAGCCAGATTGATTCTAACCAGCGTCTTTCTGATTTTGGCAAGCGTGAAGCCATTGAAAAGTTGAAAGGCGAAGCCGGAAACTTGAACAAGCAGTTTTCTGATTCTATTCGGGGGCTAATCCGGCAGTTCTGCAAAGAATTTGGCACTTCTTTTGCAGAGGATTACGCCGACCACTCCACGGACGTTGCAAACGCCCTCAAAATCATTGAGATGTGCGGAAGCAAGTTGACCGCTGAACTGCTTCATAGCATTATTGAGCCACTTAAAGGCTCTCATAAGGCCATGAAAATGATCTACGATGTTCTTACCATCAAATACAGCACTTTCGTCCCGGAAGTCGTTTCTATCCTCAATGAGCGCATGGGAACAACCGCAGAAATCAACGAATATCTTGACCGTCTGAAAGAGCTTGAAGCCGTTGCAGATTGCCCCCTGCTGTCTTATTATGAGATCATCAACGCGGGCTATAACGGTATGGTTCGCTTTGAAGTGCAGGATCGTACTACTTACGCTGTGTGCGCCCTGCCTGATACCATGATGGAGATCGGCAAGCAGTATGAAGCCCTTGCCATGAAATACCCGCAGATGTTCACCAATTACATTCCCACCAACGAAGAAATCATTTTGGATGGTCTGAACGGCTGATATTTTTCACACGGCATAATTGAGGATTTCAACCGATGACCGATTTAGAACGAGAAATTTTGCAACAAGATGAATTAGCAATCCGAAATCATCTTGAACTTATCTTGCGTGCCAAAGAAAACGGCGCAAGCAAAAGAACGATTGATACAATGATTTCTCTGGTGACGTATGAAAAAGACCGATATGACGAACGAAAAGCAAAATGGAGTTCAAGTTGAAAATGAAGAGCTTGTAAGGCAGATTCAAGCCGGGATCAATGTTTCTTCCAACTTGGAACAGCTTTACTTGAAAAACCGTCCTTTCATCTACAATACCGCAATAAAATATTCTAAACAGGCTGAAATAGATGATCTTATGCAAGAGGGGTATTTAGGTCTGCAAAAGGCCGCTTCTATGTACAATTCCGACAATGATGCAAAATTCATAACTTATGCGGGGTACTGGATTCGGCAGTCTATTCAGCGTTATTGTGAAAATTGCGGCAACGTCAAGCGGATTCCCGTTCACCTACTTTCCGAAATTGCACGGTACAAACGCTTTTTAGCACAGTGCCAAAATGAAAACAGAAATCCATCCGATTTTGAAATTTGCAGAGCGTTAAACATTTCTGCAAATAAGCTGGACAACTTGCGGAAAGCGGCGTTTGAATCGTCCGTTGTAAGTCTGGAATCCCCTGTTGAGGGGGCAGACGGGCTATTATTGGAAGATTCTATCCCCGATCCGTCAAACATGGAAGATGATATTACAGAACAGCTTGAGCGAGAATATGCAAACCGTGTTCTTTGGAACATCGTAGATGAACTAAAGGACACCGAAAGCTATGTTATTTCAGGGCTTTATTGCCGCTCTAAGACGTTGCGAGAACTAAAAGACGAACTTCATATTTCAGAGCAACGAATAGCCCAGATTCGAGACAAAGCCTTACAGACCTTAAATTGCAAGAAACGGTTAGAAGAAATCGCTTCTATCTATGGCTATATTCCATCCAGAGCGTATAAAGGCGGTTTAAGCTATTTTAATTCCAACGGTTCAAGCACAGAAAGCATTGCCTTGAATCGTATTGAACAGCAAGAAAAAGCGGCTCATCTTGCATATAAGATACACCAAAACGAACAGGCTGTTCAACAGGAATTGAGCATAGATGAACTATTTGCAAAGGTTGTGAACCTTTGCGAAAGGGGGTGATACAAATGAATCCTAACATTGAGGTGATTACACCTGTTTTATGGGGTGTAAACAGCTTTTACGTTAAAGCGGGGTGGACAAAAGAACTTTTACCCATCCCACAGCCCCCGGATCAGCTACTTACCGGGAGCAAAGACGTTTCTTTAACAGATAATGGTATTATGGTTCTCCACAAAGAATCCGAACTTTATCCCACGTTAAAGAAGTTCGTTCCTAGAATCATGGAACATTCCGATGAAGAATTAGTAACTTCCCTGCAAAAAATTTCCTCTAAATCCAATTTGGACAACTACGAAAAGCTATATAAATCCGTTTTGGAGTGGGAAATTAAACGCAGAGAAATTTACTATAAAACCCACCAGACAAAAGTTAATACATCAATTTTTGAAACGCTTATCAAAATGTTCAACTAAAGAATGAGAGGTACAGAAAATGTCTAATTTTTCCTATTTTATGAAAGCGAACAAAAAGGTTAAGGAAAATGTTTTCCACCCTGTCACCGCTTCCCTGTGCGATGCCAACGGCAAGCCCCTTGATTGGGAGTTCCGGCATATCACCTCTAAGGAAAACGATGAAATCCGCGAGGATTGCACCAAAGAAATTCCTGTCACTGGCAAGCCTAACCTGTACCGCCCCCATGTGGACGGTAGCAAGTACACTAAGGAACTGCTCATCAAGTCCATTGTCACCCCCGATCTGTACAATGTCGAACTTCAGAACAGCTACGGCGTGAAAAGGCCGGATGATCTGCTGATGGCAATGGTGGACGATCCGGGCGAGTACAACGCTCTGGTTGCCTTTGTCCAGAATCTTCAGGGCTTCAACACCTCTTTCAACGATTTGGTGGATGAAGCAAAAAACTAATTGAAGAGGGTGACTGGGAAGCGAGTTTTGCTTTCTATGCCCTCTTAAAATTGCACATCTTACCATCCCAATTTCTTGAAATGGACGAACGGGAAAAAGCGTTTGTGATCGCGTCCATCAAGATCAAGCAAGAAGA